TAATAAGGTTAAGGTCTCACCTTTTAGAAGAGATTAAAAATTAAAATAAATAAAACATAAAATTATGACACAAGTAAAAAAATTAGATTCAGTAGAACAAGGAGTAATTAGTAAATCATATAAGGAACTGATTGAGATGTATATTCATCTTGACCACGATGGTTATGATGCAACTGCAAAGGAACTATTAAAACTTATAAAACAAAAACTAATCAGAGATATATAACTTAAAATAAATGAGAAAAAGCTTGTTTATATCAAATATTTTTTGTATATTAGTAAGGTAATGAGGTTAAGGTTTCACCTCTTTAAGAAACCAAAAATTAAAATAAATAAAATGAGTAAAACAATTAAAAAAACAAACAGAACACTTAGTTCATCAAGAAATTTCGTCTACAAGACATTAACTACTTGTATTAGAGAATTAGTAGGTGAAAGAACCAAGGAATGGATGGAAAATGGTGAAACAGAATCTGAACAACTATTACAACATTATTGGTTGCAAGTTATGGATTTAAAAAGGGAATTGCATAAAATGGATGAAAATGCAGATTTTGTAAATCCATTACTTAAAGGATTAAATAAACCTAAAAAATAAATATTATGAATATAAGTGATAAAATGGGTATTGAGCTCGAAATGGCAGATTATATGAATGAACTATTTCAATCTCTTCCCTCAGAAGATGAAAAACCTGGTGTGAATCAATATAAAAAAGGAGTATTAGATTCTTATGAAATGGTAATAAAAATAATAAACAAAGAAATTAAAAATTAAAGATTATGAATAAAAAAGAAAAATTTAAGAAGAAAAGAGAAGAGTTATTAAATCAAATAAGATTGATAATTCTTAAAGAAAGAGAGGTTGGTGAAAACCACCATAATTACCAATATCCCGAAGGAACTAAACTTCGTGATGAGTATGATAAATTGCATGAGGAACAAATGAACAGAGAAGGTAAGATGTTCCAACTATTTGGTGAATTAGAGGATATATCATTTAGTTAAAAATTAAGAGATATGAATAAAAAAGAGTTTATAATAGATGAGATTAGAAACAATATCTTAAACAACTTTGGTGGTGTAAATAAATTTGTAAAGGATTATGGTGGAGATTATTTTGATGAAGAATATGTGAATTGGTTTATGAAGGTTGAAGATTATAATGATGAAAAGTTAGATGGATTTATAGAGAAGTGGAACTCCTCTATGATTTAGATGAAACACAAATAGATGAACTAAGTAAATAAAAAAAGCCCCTCTCACGAAGAGAAGGGCTTTAGTTTATTTAAGTCTCAAAAGTATTTCCTACTTATGACCCATATACGATTGTTGGTTTATCAACTCCTGTTAATCCTGCAAATGCATCACTAACTGTTGAACCACTAATGAATGGTGCTGGAAGTTTTTCTTCACCTGTGAAAGTAGCAGAATAACCATAAAGGTCTCCTAATGCTCCACCTGTTTGAATAGTTCCCGCAGTTAAATCATTACCGTGTACTTCTCCAGCTAATAGTGTATCACCTGAATTAGTCCATACAAGGATTTGTGGTCTCCCATAAGCTAACAATTTAAGTTGAGTAGTCATCTCGTTAGTTAACTTCTTAAGGTTAACAACTGTTTCTTGAGAAAAGAACGTTGTTCCATTTTCTCTTGAAGAGTTGACTGTTTCTGTATAAGTAGAAGTTCCTTTGAGTTCATAAAAATATGCTGTAGAACCAGATAGTGAATTTATTTCTCCACTTCCGTTCTTAGAAAACGAACCTGTTTCATAGTTGATAAAATACACTCCTTGTATTCCACCTACTGAATCTTTACAAACTTCGTTTCTTCCTGCTGTTATATTACAACTCATAGTTTCTCCTTTTTATTAATTGTTAGACTTATTATCCTTGGTAAAATACGATATCATTACCAACACCAAATTGTGTACCAGCAGTATATCTCATTATGATTCTATAATTTTGCGAACCATCAAGGTTTGCCATATCTAGAACTCTTACTTCCTGGTGGTCAGATAATAAACCTGTTCCGAAGAATAAGTTAGATTTCTGTGCCGCAGCGATTTTATCATCACTCATTCCAGGACACATTACGATTTCTATACCTTGGAAGTTAGATGGTTTCTCACCAACATTTAATTGGTTGTTGTAAGAATTATTTGATAATGTTGCATTACCAGATAATGCTGATTGGTATGCTCTTGCAACCTTAGAACCAACGTAGATTACTAAATCTTCTTTACCATATACGGCAGAAGGGATAGTATCATATACATCTTGTAATTTATCTAATACATTTGATGCATCAATAGAACCAGTACTTACTGCTCCACTACCATCTACAAGTGCTGGTAAAACATCAGATGCTCCACCTGCTGCAATTGATGCAGAAAATGCAGTTTCAAATCCACCAAACTCACCGTTTACAGTGGTATCTCCACTCCAAATATCTTGTTCAGTTTTTTCAGCAACTTTTCCACCTACATAAGATACTAAGAAATCATTAAAGTCTCTTGGTATTTCATCAAATGCAGAGAATCCAAGTTGTAATGCATTCCAAGAATCTACAAATTCTTGTTTACATAATGATAAGTTAACTTGTAGCTCTTCTGGTTTTAAGATTCTTTCTGTGATTGTAGTTGTACCTGCTGGTGTGAAATCACACGATGCATCGGTTACAATTGAACTAACATCTACCTTCTGAATAACTTCCTGAAATTTTACATTTGGTTTAATAGTTACCAATTGATTGTCAAGAGTTCTTGCAGAAAGTAATGCAGCTGCGATATAACCGCTTGCTGCTTCTCCGGCATAAGTTCCGCCAGTAATGACAGGCTGACCGGATGTAAATTTTTCTAATTTTCTCATTTTTCTAATTTGTTTTTTTAATGATAGGGGTTTACCTATACATTTTTGAAAGTACAGAATTTGTATAATTCCCTACTTTAAAGTTATTGTTTTTCTTTTTGTTAAACATTGAAGGTTTCTCAGTAGGAGCTCCATCTAATTTCTTAGATTCAAGTTCTTCCTCCTCTTTCTTTTCTTCCTCTAATGCTTCTTCTTCTTTTTTGATGTCCTCAAAGTACTTTACAAGTTCTTCGATTCTTTCTTTCATCTCTTCAATCTTCTCTTCTTGCTCTTCTAATTTAGTAGTTAAGTTAACGATATCCGCTTCCTTATCAACCACCTCCTCATCTACAGCGATTCCAGGTTCTGATTCAAGAGTTACTTGTTCATTTACGTCAGTATCAGATTTACCAGTTTCGGGTAAAGCTTCCACCTCCTCTGTTGAAACATCAGCCATTTCCTCTTCTTTCTTCTCTTCCTTTTCTGCTTCGATTTCAACATTTTCTCTTTCCTTGATGATACCACCTTCAGTAAAAAGTTTGATTCTGTTTATTTCATCAGATTCATCTCTTAACTCTAATAAGTGTTCACCATCAGGTGCTGGAGTCTTTGTTCCATCTTCGTGGATAACCTCTAAGGTTTCACCCACATCAAAAGTTGGAGATTCAACAAGAGTACCATCAGCTAATTTAGCTACAGTAAGTTTTACTTCTTTACTATCTAAAGACAATAAAGTCATAATCTTACCTAATACAGTTTGTGAATTCATAATTTTCTCTCTTTTTTGTTTGTTATTGATTTGATATATCTACCAATATAACAAATTGTTATATATAAGTAGTTATTTTTATTTATTTTTATTAAGTTCGTTACAACTACAATCTGTATGTGGATGTATAGTTCCTTCAAAACAACTTCCATCGTTGTTCTTAGGGTATCCACAAGGACAGTGGTATTCGTAAAATGTTTCTTCGCTCATAATGTTATCCGTATATTCCTTGAAAATAAGTTTCTAATGCTTCTAAATCAGATTGTAAATCTGTTGTGTTAGTCCATATAACAACACCACCAAGGTCTAGTTTACCGTGTAAACCAGCACTATTAAGAGGGTTATATGCTCCTAATGCGAATGGTTGGTCTGTATTTTCATAAGAACTATATGCTCTTTGTGCATCTTGTGTTACACTACTATTG